CGAGCGGACGTTTGCGGATTGCGAATACACGGTGGCCTTCGATGACTTTCCGCATGTCCGCATAGAGCTTCCGCGCCCGCCTTTGCGGTTAAATGCGTCAAGCTCGGAGGCCACCGTCTCTATTTCCTATGTCGATACCGGCGGCACGACACAGACGCTGACATGGGCCGAAAGCGGTACGCAAGACTTTCGAGTCGATAAAGACTACACCCCTGGGCTGGCATACCCGCTCTATCTTGAGACATGGCCCAGCACCCGCATCGATGACAAGGCAGTGCAGATCACCTATCTGGCAGGGTACGGCAGCGTTGCAGCGATCCCCAGCGGTGTGAAACACGCCTGCAAGATGTTAATATCGCACTGGTATACGAATAGAGAAGCCGCCGATCGCGCTGGCATGAAGGATGTGCCGCTTGGCGTTTACGATCTTCTTGCACCTTTTGCATGGAAGCAGTACGCATGAGCATTGATGGCCATGTTCAAGTTGCAGTTGATTTCAACGACAGCGACAGCGATTCGTCATGTGACACGCTGAAGAAGATTCGCCTGTCGTCTTCCAATGCAGTGACCGCTGGTAAAGTTGCAATCGTGAGCGGCACGGTTGGGACAGCAGTCATCTCGTTTGGCCCGATTGAAGGCGGTGGGTTCCTCGATGGATACCGAGACGCAGCAGGCGACCTTGTTGCCTTTGAATCTATTACAGGATTTGCTTTCCAATCTGACGGGCTGGCTTACGCAAAGCAAAGCGCACAGGCGTACCCCAGCCTTGTTTCAGACAACGACGAAGTGACATACACAAGGGTTTCTGAGTCTGATGTAGGGGAATACATAAACGTCGCAAAGGTTTCCGCAGGAACCTGCAACTATTCATTAATGATTTACGGAACATGATTTCTGCCGCAGTTAACGTCAGTGGCTCATTCATTGACACACACAGCGAGCGAGGCTTGGATGTCCTCAAGCATTGCTATCTGAGTTCTGATGATTCACTGTCTGGCGGGAAGGTTATTGTCGTTCACGGTGTCACTGATGATTCCGGTGGCGTAACGATTGACCCAAGCGATACTGGTTTCAGGAATGCCGCAGGCGAGGAGGTTTCTCTTACTGACGTTGACCGCATTCTCATTACTGGAACTCCCGGTGTCACAGCAAGGTTTGGCACGGGTGCTGTGATCCTTAACGCCGTGAACGGTCGCGTTGCTGCCACCTGTTGTATTGGGGCTGGCGATAAGAACGTCAAGATTACATCCCTTAGCGGGACTTCGACGTACACACTGATCATGTGGCAGGCTGACTGATGAACACTGGCATCCTCGACACAAAGGCGGTGATCCAACAGCCAGTAGAATCGCGCAACAGCATGGGCGAGTACACGCTTTCTTGGAACGATTGGGCAACCCGCTACATTGCCTTGCTACCGTTGTCTGGCGTCGAGGCAATCAACGCTATGGCACTTGAGGCTGTCGTGACGCACAGGATTCGCATGCGGTATACGCAAGGACTTCAGCCCAAATACAGAATCGTCGCAGAAGGCAGGACGTTTGAAATCGTCAGCGTTCTCGAGCGTGGGCGTCGTGTCGAGCATGAGCTTCTGGTGACTGAGGTTGTCGATGGCTAGGTCAACGATTGATATCGTAATTGACCGGAATGATCTTCAGGAAACGATGCGTCGTTTTCGTGAACTCACTTTTACGTTGCAGAAAAAGTACGTTCGCCCTGCGGTTGCAGACGCTGTCAAGCCGAAGGTCAGTTCTCTAAAAAACGCAACTCCGCGAAATAGCGGTGGCTTGTCGCGAGCCACTGGGGTCGAAGTGCAGCCTCCGCGCAGCAAAGGCGATCCCAGTAAATATGGCGTCAAGGTTCTTGCCCGCATAGGCTATTTGCGTGGAAAAGACCCGAAAGGCGGCAAGCGAGCGAAGAAGGGCTATCACGCTCATTTGGTCGAGAGCGGAGTCGCGAGGCAACCGTACAGAGGCAGCCCGTTTGCAATCCCATGGGCAAGCAACAGGAAGTACCAGTACCTTGCTCCGCTTAGAAGACGAGGCGTTCCCGTCGTCTTTCTGTGGGCAAAGAAGGCTGTCCGCGGTCAAGGGTTTTTTGATTCTTGGTGGAACACGAATTCCAGAAGCGTCATGCGTAAGCTGAAAAAGAACCTTAAAAAAAACCTCGATAAGGCTATCGCCGAGAAAGCAAGGGCTGCTGCAAAGCGTCCGTAGGGCTCACAAAAGTAGGCTTTCGAATGCTCCATATTGATGAATCTCTTGTTTCCATGCTTTCGGCATCGCCGGAAGTTGCCTTGCTGGTGAGCCACCGTATCTACGCATCGCAATCTCCGCAGGGTGGGCAGCTTCCGGCAATCGTCTACACGCGGGAAAACAACAACAGAAACCAGTTCATCGGTCTGGATAGCTCCGCTGCCTACGCCAGGGCAACCTACAGCCTGTCGGCCCTCGCGGAGACGTTCCTAGAGAGCCGCAACCTCGCACGGGCGATACGCCGAAATCTAGAATACAAAAAGACTTCGGAGGTTCGGTTAGTCAGAGTCACTGATGAATCTGATGTGATCGAAAATCCAGCGTCTGGCGACCAGATGCCGGTCTACCGCACAGATTTGACTCTTGAAATTACACACGTTGAACCGTAACGCGCAAGGAGGCGTGACATGGCTCGTGATATTGCTGATGGTGCTACAGTATCGTTTGGCTCTGTGTTTTCTTCGCTGAATCTTGCGAGCATCTCGCATTCAGGAGTGAGCCGCAACACTGTTGATGCGTCTCACCTTGGGACTTCTGGCGGCAAGGATTTTCTTGCCTCCAGCATGTATGACCCTGGCGAGCTTTCTTGCGAAGTGCATTTTGATCCTTCGCTGCGAACCACCATTACAGCGGCGTTGACCAACGACAGCACCGCGCAGGCTTTGACGATTACATATCCAAACGGTGGCACTTCGACCACCGCATGGAGTGCGTATGGATACCTTACTGGATTTGAGGTAACTGCTTCAAAGGAAGAGCTTATGACTGCCACAGCTACCGTGAAGCTGTCAGGCAGCATCGGCTAGTTAAGGAGGGCGCGATGGCACTTACTAGAGATCAGATTAAGGCAAAGCGAGGCGTTATGCCTCGCGAGCCTCTTGTCGTTCCAGAGCTTGGAGAAGAGCCCATCTATGTCAGCAAGCTGAATGCTGCTGGCAGGGATAGGTTTGACCAGATGGTTACTGGCGGCAAAGTTGGCGGCATCGATCTTTCAAATATCAGAGCCCGATTCCTGACGCTCGTCTGCACTGACGAGAAAGGGAATCGTCTGTTCGAAGAGTCCGATGCCGAATGGCTCGGCGAGCTTGATACCGACATTGTTCAGAAGATTTCCGCAAAAGGCTTTGAAATGAATGGCATTAATGTTGATGCCGTGGAGGAGTCGGCAAAAAACTAGAACGCCAGCCTACAAGGAGATTCCTTTTCAGGCTGGCTCTATCGCTAGGCATATGGGATGTTAATACTCTTTCGGAGGAGATGCCTGTTGATCTTCTGTACGATTGGATGGCTTTTTATCGCTTAGAGCCGTTTGGTGATGAATGGCTCAGGCATGCTGTTCAGGTTTGCCAGTTCTACAACGCTCACAGGGGCAAATCACAGGCAGCACGAAGACCGTCTGATTTTATGCCAGTTGAACAACGCCCGCAGACTCCTGAAGAAATGCAGAGAGTCCTCGACAGCATCCCAAGGGGTACATGATGGCTGGAATGTTCAGCAAAGTCAGCGTAGGCATCACTGCATCAACTGGCGGTCTTGCGCGTGGCCTTTCTCGTGCCACGCAAATGATGAACAAGTTTGCGAGGGGTGCTACGGCCCCTATTCGCATTCCTCTTGGCGTTGGTTTCCTTGCTGCCGCAAAAGCAGCGGAAATCGCGGCGTTTGCAGTCAGGAAGTTTTCTGGCGCAATCAACTACGCGGTTCAGCAGTCAGCTTCAATAACTGAGCAGATGAATCGTGTTGATAAGGTGTTTGGCGACTCAGCGGAGTCTGTCAAAGAATTTGCCAAGAACGCTAACCTGATTGGTTTTGCAGACGCGCAGGCTTTGAGTGCTGCTGGCACGTTTGGCACTCTGTTCAATAATATCGGCATGACAGAAGAGCAGTCTGCTGCTATGTCGATGACGTTGACAAGCCTTACCTCCGACATGGCATCTTTTAATGAGGTGCGTGTCGATGATGCTCTTCGAGCAATGAGGTCTGCGCTTGTCGGCGAAGTAGAGCCGATTCGCCGCCTTGGTATCGTCTTGAATGATGCCACGTTGCGTCAAGAAGCTTTTGCGATGGGGCTTACAGACTCTACCAATCGCGTTTTGTCTCCCGCAAACAAGATGATGGCGGCTTATTCCGCGATTGTTAAACAGGCTGCAGTTCAGCAAGGCGATTTTGTTGAAACCAGCGGGACGCTTTCCAACCAGCAGCGTATCGCTACATCCAATATCCGCGACTTGGCGGGAGAGCTTGGTGAGAAGCTTAAGCCTGCATTCCTTGCGGTCGTGTCTGCTTTTAATAGCGGATTCAACAGCATAAAAGCGTTGATTGACATGATTGCTCAAAGCACATTCAATCCCTTTATTGCTGGCCTTATGGAGTCTATAAGCCTTTCTGATGTATTCACAGGATCGCTGCGGGCGATTGGTATTGCTGTCACGATGGTGAACGCTGGTTTCCAAATTTTGTACGGTGGCCTGCAGCTTGGTGCTGGCGTGTTTGAGAACCTGAGGGCAGTCACTCTTGCTTGGGCAGATTCCAATAGGCAAGTTGTTTCAGAGCTTGTTTGGGCTTTTGGCTCCTTCTTTACTTACGTTGAAAAGGCTGTGCGTGGGCTCGCCACTATGATTGCAGAGCCTATTCTTGGCATCATAGCACTGCTGTCCCAAGCGTTTGACATGCTTGGGCAAGAAGGGATTGCAGAATCTCTGCGTCAGACCATCCTTGACGTTGACGAAATGCTGGCTGAGAGCAGCGGCATCGGGGAGCAAATCCAAAATCAACTCTCTGAGGAAATAAGGGGCGGGCTGCTTGGTGAGATGGCTGCGGAGGCAGAAAACAACGCAAGGGCTTACGGAGAAGAAGCTGCCAAGAACATGCAGGAAGGGCTGAATAGAATGCTCAATCCTGCAGAGGCTTTCGATGCTGCATTGGCGGCACAGGAAGCTCGCGCTCTCCCAGAGATACCGGAAGTCACTCTTGGCAAGGGTCTAGAAGAGGCTGTCAAAGCGTCCGTAGAGCCCCTCAAGGGAATCACGGTTGATAGCTCTGCTGGCGAGGCGTTTAGAAATTCCA